GAAGTAGCCGGAAAGCAAATAGCCGGATTGCAGCAGTACGTAAGAGAACAGTGCATGAAGTAACAGAGCCTCGCAAAAGCGGGGCTTTTTTATAACTGCCCTTTACTGGTTTGTTATAGCAGCGTCATTTCATATCGCGCAGTCGCATGCGCATCTCAACGAGAGCCTTTCAGTAAGCGAGCCTGAAATCATTAGCGGGTTCGTTGCCTTGGCGACTAACAGAGGCGAGTGGCGTTATTTCAGGCCGGATAGCGTGGAGCAATTTCACTTTGTGCCGGTGGTGGCGCAGGATGAGGATTCAGAATAATAAAGCAAGTGAGTGGTTGATTATGAAGCAGCGTATTTCTCCATCATTAAATTAAAGGGTCATGAAGCCATGACCCTACGGGATAGAAGCTTGGCTCAAGCGAGCTCAAAAAATCACTCAGAAACTAAATATCGAGGTTTTGCGTAGTGTCGATACCCAGCTGATCATAAAGAGATTTTGCAACTTGAGTATGACCCAAAATCTTAGTGAGCGTCTCTACTGATTTATTTTCAATAACCTTATGCTGTAGAAGAAAATCGCGATCATTGGTAGCGGCCAATAACCAGTGGCCTTTCTCCGTATCATAAACAGTAGTGGATACATCTGTGGGTTGGTCATGTGCATGTGCAACAGGTTCACCGTTAAAAGCAATGTCAGCGCCACCATCTACTTTTAAAACAATCCTTTCCATCATCTTTCCTCATTGGACATATTGAATGGCACTCACCGACAAACAAGAGATGTTCTGTCGCGAGTACCTCATCGATTTGAACGCCACGCAAGCGGCCATTCGGGCGGGGTACAGCGATAAAACTGCAAACCGTACCGGATCCGAAAACCTGTCAAAACCTGACATTGCGCAACGCATCATTGACCTTAAATCAGAGCGCAACGAAAGGGTAGAGGTAAACGCAGATTACGTACTGCGCCGTCTGGTTGAGATCGACGAAATGGACGTGATCGACATCTTGAAAGATGACGGTGGTCTCAAGATGGTCCACGAGTGGCCGAAGGTCTGGCGCACAACGCTAAGTGGCCTCGATATTCTCACTACCGTCACCAACTTCGATGAAACGACCATGGAGAACATCCTCAAGAAGATTAAATGGCCGGATAAGGTGAAAAACCTTGAGTTGCTCGGAAAGCACATCAGTGTGATGGCTTTTAAAGAGCAGGCGGCACACGAGCATACCGGTAAAAACGGCGGGCCGATTGAAGTGGCAACGCTGTCCAAAGACGAATACAAAGCTGCCCGGCGGGAGATGCTGGAGGATGACGACTGCTGAGCAAAAGAACTATGCGCGCCGCTTAGAGTGCGAGGAGGATGGCCTTTACTTCTCCCGATATTTCTTTAAGCAGCGCACCGGCGGCAAGATGATTGTCGCACCTCACCACAAGGTCATTCAGCAGACGCTGGACCGCGTGATTGACGGCGAAATAAAACGGCTGATCATCAACGTTCCGCCTGGTTACACCAAAACCGAACTGGCAACCATCAACATGATGGGCCGGGGGCTGGCACTGAATAGCCGGGCCCGCTTCATGCACCTGTCTTACTCGCACAATCTTGCGCTCCTGAACTCCTCTACGGCCCGTACCATGATCAAATCGAAGGCTTATCAGGCGATGTGGCCCATGGAGTTGCGCGACGATGCCGACAGCAAGGCGATGTGGTGGAATGAGCACGGCGGCGGCGTTTACGCTTCGTCAGCTGCTGGTCAGGTAACCGGCTTTCGTGCCGGGCATATGGAGCCAGGCTGGCAGGGCGCGCTGCTGATTGATGACCCGGTTAAACCTGATGATGCCTACAGCGAAAATGTTCGCGGCGGGGTAAACAACCGGTTTAACGAGACCATCAAATCACGTCTGGCCGTTGAAACGACGCCAATGATCGTGATTATGCAGCGCATCCACTATCACGACCTGAGCGGCTACCTGCTTCGTGGTGGCAGCGGGGAGATGTGGCATCACCTCAATCTGCCAGTCATCATCGACAACAGCCAGTCTTACGCTGAGCAGTATCCGGACAACACTCACGCAATACCGATTGAACACGGCCTGCCCGATGGCTGGCTATGGCCGTTCAAGCACAACGAATCGCACCGCGTCTCGCTGTTCTCTCACCGGCGGACCGCTGAAGCGCAGTACATGCAGAATCCTAAGCGCTTCAACGCAGAGGGCGCGCTGTGGGACGAGGAGATGATCGGCGCTGCACATGAAATGCGTATCACCAAAGAGCTGACGCGTACCGTGGTTGCGGTCGATCCGCAGGCTACGAACAGTGAAGAGAGCGACGAGTCAGGCATTGTGGTTGCCAGCGTATACGGGAACGGCGATGAGAGGCAGTACAGCACTGACGCCGACTACAGCGGCAAGTATTCTCCCAACGGCTGGGCAACTCGCGCAATACAGGCTTATCACGAGCATAAGGCTGACGCGATCGTGATTGAAACCAACCAGGGCGGCGATATGGCTGAAGATACGCTGGTGAATGCCGGGTTTACTGGCAGGGTCATTCGCGTGCACGCCAGCAAGGGTAAATACGCCCGAGCTGAGCCCATATCAGCACTCTATGCGCAGGGCCGCGTAGCGCATCGCGGTAGCCTCTACACGCTGGAAAATCAGCTAATGGAATACGTACCGACCACCGCAAAGAAATCGCCCGACAGGCTGGACGCAATGGTCTATGCCCTTACCGAGCTAAGAGAACCGCAGATAACCGGCATGTTGGTGCGTAAGCGCTGACGGAGGACAACGTGACACCAGATAAATTGAATGCGCTGTCCGTGGCAATTAACAGCCTGGCGGAGGGGCGCGCTCGTGCACTGTACGGGCAGTATGTTGGCAAATCGGGGAATACCAAGCGCCAGCGCATCTATCAGGAGTTTGGCTACCCAAACCATCTGACCTTCGACGACTTCTACAACGCCTACGAGCGCAACGCTATTGCGGGCGCCGCAGTCAAGCGCATGGCAGATGGCTGCTGGGAAGATTACCCGGAGGTGTTTGAGGGGGAGAAGTCGAAGGATGCCAAAGGCGAGTCTGAGTGGGATAAAAAGCTAAAGCGCCTGCTCAAGCGATGCTGGAAGCAAATTAAGGATGCCGATCGCCGTAACATGGTTGGCCGATATTCAGCGCTGCTTATCCAGCTGCGGGATAGCGGGCGATGGAGTGAACCGGCCAATAAAACAGTTATTGGCAGAACGGCAGATAAGGCTCTGGTTAAGCTGATCCCAGTATGGGAATCGCAGCTGGATGTCAGCGAGTGGGATAACGACCCCGACAGCGAAAGCTTCGGGCAGCCGAAGATGTACAGCTTCACCGAACTTCCGGTTGAAGGGCAGCAGGGTGGCGCACCGGCGCGACAAATTAGCATCCATCCTGATCGCGTGATTATCCTCGCTGAAGGTGCTGATGATGGTCTGCTGACCTCTGGCGTACCTTTGCTGCGGCCCGGCTATAACAAGTTGCTGGACATTGAGAAGGTATCAGGTGGCAGCTCTGAGGGATTCCTGAAGAATGCCAGCCGGCAGCTTAACTTTGCCTTTAGCGAGAAAACTGACTTTCGCGCGCTGGCTACAGCCCTTGGCGTTGCGGATGGCGATCTGGCGGACGCGCTTAATGAACAGGTAGTCCGTCTTAACCAGAGTACTGACGCAGCAACATTCATGCAGGCTGGTTCGGCTGAAGTTTTATCCGTTGCCGCCGCTGACCCGGAACCCACCTGGCGCACCTCACTCAGCGAATTCTGTGCAACGATACCGATGCCGGTGAAGATACTCATTGGTCAGGTAACGGGTGAGCGTGCATCCTCTGAGGATATGAAGGACTGGGCGCGAACCCGTATGTCTCGCCGCAACGGCTTCCTGTCTGATGTGATTGAAGCGGTGGTACGCCGATTCTGGTCAATCGGGCTAATCGCCCCGGCGGCCAATGAAGAGATCACGGTGTCATGGCCTGATCTGCTGGCTCCTTCACAGGCCGACAGAATCGACAACATGGCGAAGATGGCTGACGTCGCCCAGAAAACCCAGCAAGCATTTGGCCGCTCCGCTGTGAAAGAGAATGAGATTAGAGCAGTGGGTGAGATGCAAACACTCCCTGAGTATGAGTCTGAACAACCGCCCGATCCGAACAAAGCGCCCACAGGTAAGGACCCGCTGACTGATGATGAAACCACAGTTGATCCGAACGCCGGTAATTCCCCACAATAAAGCAGACCCTACACAGTCATCCCGGCCGGTTAACCGGATGTTTCGCGACATTGAAGGGCGCTACTACCGCATCAAGGTGGCGCTTAAGCAGCTTTTCGATGAGCGGCTAACGGGGCATGACCGGGCCAGTAACCAGCAATCGCATGCGGTGCACGGAAACGTCATCTACCAGGTGAATGCCGGGGCATATATCTACGACATGACGGCTACGCAACTGGCCGACTTGCTTCAGCGCGTGCAGATCATTCTGGATGATGCATTGCTGGAGGGAGGGAGCAATAACCTCTGGGCGCTGAGCTACGTGGCTGACGAGTATGAGCGCGGCACACATCAGGCATTCACTAACCTGTCTGTTCAGTCGCCAATATACGAGCAGCAAACCACGCTTCAGCAGCTTCTCAGCTCTCCGGCTTACCAGAATCAGGTCGCGGCTGCTTATGTCTCAACTTACAGCGACTGGCGACTAGAGTCGGACAGGGCACGCGGCGATCTGGCAAATGTGATTTCCGACGCAGTGGGCCGAGGGATTAACCCGCGCGAGACAGCGAAGATTATCAGTCAGCGTCTCGATGTTTCGATGTCCCGAGCCAAAAACATGGCTCAGACAGAGCAGGTTGGCGCACTGCGACAGGCCCAATGGCAGGAAACGGACTGGTCACGAGAAAGGCTGGGTTTGAATACCGCCCTTCTTTGGTTATCAGCGCTCAAGCCAACTACGCGCAGTTGGCATGCTGCACGGCATGGGCGAACGTACACTACGGAAGAGGTTCAGGCCTTCTACGGCATCAATGGTAACCGCTTTCACTGCTATTGCAGCCAGATACCGGTGCTGACCAATGATGATGGCAGCATTTTCAATGAAGGTCTGGCGAAGAACCTGGCGAAACAAAGGAGTAATTGGAAGTAGTAATTTGATTTAAGTTTTGTGGCTTACAGATTTTAGATTAATTAGCTGATAAGCAGAGGAATCTATGGATTATAAATATTTGTACAAAATAGGCATCTAGAGGATTTGGGGTGGTGACTTCATGAATGTTCGCCATTATATTCAAATGCCCACTCTCTATATTTTCTCCTGATGAGTAATGTAATGACAACAGAATCTGGTATTAATAACAAAATCCCGGTGCTCAACGCGAAAGGTGTTGGTGCGCACTCATATGCACCGTTAGAGGTAGGCATGTTGGTTTATCAGCGCAGTAGAGGCGATATGAGCCAGCCGGATAACGTGCGTAAGTCTGCGTTTGTGTTTGACTGGCATCGTGAGTTTCACTTCATCGCACTAGAAGATGAAATGATTGAGTGGGTTGACCACTCACCGTGGCTCGATAAACCTATTTTCATGTTCAACATGGATTTACCAGATTTGGGTGAACCATTATTCCGCAACGCAATTGAAGGCGTACCTATTCAACATACGCTTCGTCGTTGCGATGGGTACGACGGCAAGGTTTATACCATTGAAGACTTTGGCCACATCCACGGCAATTTCAAAGAAAGTATCACAGCCAGTCGTGCTGACTTCCTCAATAAGGTGAAGGTGAACATTCCTGAATTACAGTTCCCAACCACCAACTACATTAGCGAAACTGTCTGGCGTGAATCGTCACATCTGACTGTTGACCAGAATAATAACCTTAAGGAAGTTTTTCATCGCAAGCCTTTATAACGGATGTGAGGCTTAATTTCATGTTAAGTCACTGTTTGTTATAACAAATTAATAAGAAATCTTTCAGATTGACTTAGATAAGGTCGCTCGGGCGGCCTTTTTTATTGGCTAAAATCCACCAATAAGGACACAGCATGAAGCGCAATCGCGTTAACGTGCTGTCCGTCGTCAACTCCGCTTCAAACATCACTACTGAATCCATCGACGGCAAGCCACATATCGTGGTTCGCGGCATCACGCCTGTTGTTGACGATATCGTGATGAACCGGAAGTTGTACCCGGCAGCAGAAATAGGCAAGGCGTATAACACGCTGGAGCGCAACCCGATGCCACTGGGCCACCCGAAAGTGGACGGCAAGCACGTATCGGCGCGCGATGTTCGCGCAGTCAACAACTATCACGTTGGCGCCTGGCTTCAGAACGTCAGCCATGCAGACGGCAAAGTGACGGGCGACATGTACGTTGACCGCCGCTATGCCGAATCCAGCGAGAAGGGTAAGCGCCTAATCAACCGCCTGGATGAAATGGCAGCCGGCACCAACTCCGACCCGATCCATATCTCTACCGGCCTGCTTTATTCCGGAATCGCCGCTAACGGCGAGTCGAAGGGAAAAAAATACAACGAGATCGCCACCAACATGATGTTCGACCATGTTGCGGTGCTTCTCGATGAGCCGGGCGCAGGTACGCCAGATGAAGGCGTTGGCATTTTCGTTAACTCTGAGGGCGAAGAGCAAGAGTTAGAAGTGGTCAACCTGGCAGAATCCGAGACGCCCGATCCGGCTTTACCGCAGGACCCCGCACTTAAAACACTTTTCAACCAGCTAAAGGCGTTTTTCAGCGCCAACAGCAACTCCGTCAAAGAGGAAGCAAACCTGATGAAAGAACTCATCACCAATGCGCTGAAAGCGAAAGGTATCGACGTTGAAGGTAAGTCCGATGCTGAGCTGATGGACGCTTACAACCAGATGGCAGCTGATGACGCTAAGGCAAAAGCCGAAGCCGACGAAAAAGCCAAGAAAGAGAAGGAAGAGGCTGACAAAAAGGCCAAAGAGACGGCAGCGAACAGCGAGCAGGCCCCGGCGTGGTTCAAGCCGTTTGCCGACAAACTGACCACCATTGAAAGCGGCCTGGCGGTTAACGCCGACAAAGAAAAGGGCGAAAAACGCAATGCCGTGAAAGCCAAGTTTGGCCTGGACGATCTGGCCGTCAACGCCCTTGATGGTGCAGCACTGGATGGCCTGTATGCCCAGTGCCAGACCACTACCGGCCTCAACGGTTCTTTCCGTCAGGTCAACTCTAACCAGTCCCTCAGCGAAATGCCGGAGTAAAAAATGGCGAAAGATGGAAAGCATGTAATTCACGCTGGCGGCGTGTTCCCTAATCCGCTGCTTAACCGTGAAGGCGCAGCAGCCGCTGCAACAAAACCCGGCACCATCGGCTTCTTCGATGCTGGCAAATTTACAGCGTCAGCAGACGGCAACGAAGAAGCCATTCTGTATGTCGCTAACTATGACTATCTCCGCTGCCTGACTGTCGATGACAGCATTCCGGCAGGCGAGCTGGTTGTGGGCATCCAGCCAATGCCGGGCATGTTCCTGAACGTGCGCGCCGCTGCCGGCACCTACAAAAAGGGTCAGCCTCTCTCTGTTGCAGACGGCCAGGTCAAGGCGCAGGCCGATGGCGAATCTGTTCGCTGCTTTGTAGAAGAAGACAAGGCCTATACCACTGCTGCAGGTGACCTGCTGCGTGTCGTGATCAAGTAAGGAGCACCTGAATGTTTGTATTTTCCCGTTCCATTGGCGAGCGCACTGGCAACCTTGAGGTTAACCAGGCGCAGTTCGCCGAATTGCAGATGGCGCGCAATGAAGGCGCTCAGGCTGCCGCCGACTTCCTCGGTCGTGTACGCGGTATCCGTGAAGATGCCGGTCGCCTGAATGCGGTCAACGCAGTTGATGACATCCGCCGCCTTTACCGCGCGTTTGATACCACCGTACTGGCGCAGTTCGAGCCCAACACGCAGTTCACTCTGCTGAACGATCTGATGCCGCTGTCGCGCTCTGTGCGCATCGAACAGTCGCGCTACGACTATGCGCGCACCGGCGGCCGTGGCTGGGCGCACACATCCATGAGCGGCCAGATTGGCGCGGCTCTCGATGCGAAGTCTTACACCTTCGACGGCACCATGGTCCCTATCCACGATTCAGGCTTTAAGTTCACCTGGCGTGACCCGATCTTCAACAGCCCGTCAGCACTTCAGTCTCAGGCTGATGCCCAGCGCGGTTCTGTTGAGGACGTGCAGCGCCAGTACGTTGACTATGTGTTCAACGGGTTCCGCGATTCAGAGGGCAACTACGTCAAGTTTGACGGCCTGACCTGGAAAGGCCTGAAGGCTGATGAGCGCGTTGCGCAGGTCACGCTGACCTTCAACTTCGCAACCAGCACTGACCCGGTAGCGCTGCGCACCAACGCCATCGCGTTGCGCGATGTGGTTCGCGTAACCAACAGCCAGTATGCGCCGCAGACCTGGTATGTCTCTGCCGAGGTCATGTCGAACCTCGAGCGTTATTTCGATGTGAACGCCACCCGCACCGTACTGGAAGAGCTGCTGAAGCTGTCCGGTATCGACGCCATCAAAGAAGATGCGCAGCTGTCCGGCAACGAAATCCTGATCGTCCCGCTGACTGCAGGCGTTATCGCGCCGATCGTTGGTCAGGCGATTGGCACCGTTGCAGACCCGCGCCAGTTCTACAACAGCGATTACGTGTGGCGCACCTGGGGTGCAATGGGCCTGATGGTCAAGCAGGACATCAACAACAAGTTCTCCGTCATCCACGCCTCTTAAGGAGCAACCAATGGCACTAGTGAAAATCCTGAGTCCTAACCTTTTCGCCGGTGCCGGTTTCCAGAAGCTGGAGGCCGGTAAGGTTTATGACGTTGATAAAGCGATCGCTGAAAAGTGGGTTGCGGACGGTAAAGCCGAAGCATCCAAAGAGAAAGGGGAGGCGCTTCAGTTCGAAGTGGCAACTCCTTCTGCGCCTGTCTCCGCTGATACCTCAGCGCTGCAGACGCAGCTCAATGACGCGCTGGAGCAGCTGAAGCAGGCTCAGTCCGATGCTGACACCAAAGACAACGAGCACGCCGACGCACTGGAGCAGCTGAAGCAAGCCCACGCTGAAGAGCTGCAGGCGGTAACTAAACGCGCTGAAGAAGCGGAAGCTGCACTGGCAGAAGCAACCAAGAAGGCGAAATAACCATGGCAGCCCAAATCACGCTTGATGACGTAAAGCCGCTGATAGCTGAGCTGGGCTTCACGGTTCCCGACGCAGTGCTTCAGTTGCTGATCGAGCAGGTCAATGCAGCGTCTGCCTGTATGGACGGGGCGGGCTACTCCGAAAGCCTGCAAAAGCTGTTGCTCATCTATGCAGCCGCGCGACTGGCCGCCCTGTCCGGTGCCCGAAAAATCTCCTCACAGTCTGCACCATCTGGCGCGTCACGGTCTTTTACCTATGATTCGGCCGGTACAGATTACCTGTACACCCAGATCCTCGACTGGGATAAAAACGGCTGCCTGTCCGGGCTTCCTCTTTCTGGGGCTAAAGTTGGACTGTTCATGGTTGTGGGAGGCTGCTGATGTCGTGGATTCCTGTGGCGCAGCGGCTGCCTAAGCCGTTCAACCGCGTTTGGCTGAAAACCTCCTGCGGTCGGCAGACAACCGGCTATGTGAAAAACAGCGGTGAGTGGGTGATTAACTGCCCGCGAATCGCCGCCGAGAAGCCCACTGTATTCAGTTGGAGAGAATGAAATGGCTCAAGTCATCAGTTCGTCATTAAGCGCTTTAAACGTTCATGTGGTCTATCGCGTAGATGGTGAGACCAAAGTATTCAGCGAAACTGTAGCCTCTCCCTTGGTGATTGATCGCTATCTCAGACTTGAAGCTAGCGACACGATTGGTCTGTTCGTTCCTGTCGGAAATGGGCAGCAGGTAAATGCGCTTAATATCGAATGGTTTGAGATAGAGCGCGTGCAGAAGCCAGAGGTGGCATGACATGTCAGAGTTAGCACGCTGGTCATATACCGGCAAAGCGACGTTCTGGAAGCGCCTGGCCGGGCAGAATGAGATGGGCGATCCGATGGGCTTCGCTGAACCAGTGGTGATTGATTGCGGGTATCAGGGTGGTCTGAGTAAACGCCTGGGCAGTCTTGGTGCTGAACGGGTTGTGAAAAACACGTTCTGGAGCGAGTTTGCTGAAGCCGACACGGGTGATTACATCGCGATTGGCGTCTTTACTGATTTAGACCCGCTTACTGCGGGCGCTGATGAGGTTATGCAGGCCGTGCGATTTGAGGACACCTTCGACCGACTTGTCGATGATTACGCAATCATAACGGGAGTGTGAGCATGGGCATCAAAATACGCGGCGTCGAGCAGGCCAAGCGAAACCTTGATGCCGTCATCGATGATATTGAGGGGCGCAGGGCTTTGCGAGCAATCCAGAGCGTGCTGATCATTGGTTCATCGCAGGCGGCACTTTATACGCCAATCGACACATCCACACTTCTGAATAGCCAGTATCGTGAAGTGACTGCGAGCGGAACGCGCATCGTTGGACGCGTGGGCTACTCAGCTAATTATGCCGTCTTCGTTCACGACCCCAATATCCCGCAAAACTTCAGGCGCTCAACCGCTCAGAAAGAGTTTCTGACCAAGGGCTTTGAGGATTCGCGTGATGCAATCAGTGCGGCGATCAAGAAGGAGATGGCACTTTGAATCCTCCAATGCACACGCGGGTGCGCAATTACCTGGTGGATGCAGGCCTGACTGATGGGTTTAAGACGCAGTTGCTCGTCTGGAGCGATACTGGTACCGCAGCGGATAAGTATCTGGTGTTCAGGCCGAATGGTGGCAGTGCATTGCGAAACCAGCTTGGTGCTGAACATTACGTTCTCGTTGATGTAATCGGGGCCAAAGGTGGTAATGCAGCTGTTGATGAAGCAGTGCAGGCAATTATCGAACACGTCCAGCAAAACCCCATGTCTGACAACTGCATCGGCTATCTGCAAAACCTTGGCGGCATACCGGCGCCAGTTCTCACCGCCGAAGGCCGCCTGGTTTATCGGCTCCAGTTCGTCGCCACCCACGGCGATCAGTAAAACACCAAAGAGGAATTACCCATGGCAGATTGCCAGAACAGCAACGAACGTTTGTTCGGTGGCGCCGTTGTGCTTGAAGTTGCCGATGGCTGCAGCGATGTGCTGCCGCAGGAGTCGGAATGGAAAGCGCTGGCCGCCGGCACAAGTAAGGGGTGGGACTTCTCACCTAACACAGTAACTTCCGATGCAGATGATGGTGGCGGCTTTGTCGAAAGCATCATTACAAACTCAGATTTCACCATCAGCTTTGAAGGTGAGGTGCGCAAAAAGGGCAAGCTGGACCAGTACGGCGTGGGTCGCTTCATCAAATACTTCGCGGGTGAGCTGAAGGCGCGTCGCCAGCCTGGTATCTGGGTACGCATGGAGTATGGCGAAATCACCTTCATCGGCTACATGGTGGTGACGGCCCTTAGCTCCGACGGCGGCACTAACGACATCGTCACCTTTACCACTGAATTCAAAGTGGGCGATGCCAGTACCATTCAGGTTATCGATACCGACGAAACTGTGCAGGCCACTGGCGTAACCGTGACCCCTGCTACAGCAAGTCTGGCAGTTGGTGCTACTCGTCAGCTGACAGGAGCAGTGCAGCCGACCGATGCAACCGATCGTACAGGTACATGGACGACTTCAGATGCAACTAAGGCAACGGTAAGCAGCACTGGCTTGGTAACTGCCGTGGCCGCAGGCACAGCGACCATCACATTCACCTCGAGAGATGGTGGTTTTACCGCCACCTGCGCAGTTACCGTTACGTCTTCGTAACCACTACAAAGGGCGGTTACGACTGCCCTTGATAATGATGATGGAGGTTCAATGACGCCCTGGAAGGAAATAGGCGAGTGCCTGATTAGCTATGGTGCAGAGGATTATTTCTTTCGCCCATCGTTCACTGCGATGTCGCGCATCGGAACGCCGGAAGAAATCGTAGAGGTGTTTTACGCGCTGCATAACGACGAAGCCACGCCGAGGCTGAAGGCGCTGACAGATAACTATCGGACCATCCCTGAGCATCAACGTCGTTTTTACGCTGCTTACAGCGGAAGCGATATAGCGCCAGGGTTTGCGCTCAAGTGGCTGTTGTCCTCTGCATGCTCCAAAGCTGCGATATCATCCGCAATGATGGTGCTGGCAGCGTGTTGTGACAGAGATACCACTCCGCTAACTGGTGAACTGGTGCCGGGAAAGACAGGGCGCCGCGCATTCGTGTATCGGCCCGAAGCAATGCCAGTGAGGGATATGGTGCTGATTGCTCAGTCCCTCATTCAGCATGGCATCATAGGCAAGGCTAAAGTCAGAAAGCTGCAGCGCCATGAGGGAAGCAATACCTCATCTGAGTTCAATGCTTTCGAGTACATCAGCGCAGCCCGTACCCATCTTGGCATGAGCCGTGAAGAGGCGGAGCAGCTGACGATGACAGAGTTCCAGATGATGCTGGCTGCGAAATTTCCGGAACAGAAGGGATTCACTAAAGAGGAATACGACGCTGTTGCAGATGATTATCTGGCTAGAAAGGCGCAGAGGCTATTGGCAGTTAAAAGCTAATAGTGTTGACAGCTGGGTGTTGACCACTGAAATTAACCGTGCTAATTTTCACAGTATGTTGAGCTAATTTTCACGGTTAATCATGACTAGAATTGTTCCCGAATTGAAAGAGTTTACTCCGGGGGATACCCGGCGCTATGAACAAGCCCACATGATTTGGTTTATCTTATCGGGGTATATTTATGCAAACAAACAATCTGGCCGGTTTATTACATATGGACAACTGGCTGAACTAATGGGTTATGGACGACGGGCTGGGCGCGGCTTAAGAGAGGCTTTAGGGCTGGTATCTCTATACAGTCTTTACAATGGCCTTCCACCGATGAGCGTAATTGTTGTTAATCAAGAAACTGAAGAGCCAGGCTTCAAAGAAATGATACGTAAGGGGCACTCATTAGCCCAAGAACAAAACGCTGTTTTTGAATGCGACTGGTTTAAATATCGAGTACCAAGCCCAGGCACTTTCCGCAAAGTTGCAGAAAATTTGGATTGGGATGATGTCCGTTAATTTTTAATCGAATAATCCACGCCCACTCAGGTGGGCTTTTAATGTCTTGCGAAAAGAGAATAGTAAAGCAGTGTAAATTTTGTGTTTGATTACGATTGAAGACGATTTAAACCACTTAAGCCGTGTATCAAGGGTATTGTGAGAGCAAATGAGAGCTGGTTTACTCGGTCCAGCTCTTTAATAACTCGATGTAAGTTAAGTTACCTAGATGAGTGACCTAAAAGTCAAGTTGTGGATTCAACTTTCTTCAGAATGCATAGAGCTTGGCGGTGGATAGTCAGCTTTTTGTAGCACCTGCAAATTGATGTTTGCTACTTCAATGCGACCCATCGCTGGGAGTCTATTTTCCATAGCTACCGCAGGAATGAGCGTAATTTCCTTTCCGTCGAGTTCTTTGTTGCTTATTTCTTCATCAAGGTATCTATTATCTAATGGATGAAGTTTCGACGTTCTAAATCCGTTAAAAAACTGTCTAAAAACTATAGCGCCATTCTCCATCATGGCTAACACAAAATCCTGATCTTCGACGTCAATCGCTGGCTCAAACACAACGATAGAGCCTTTGGGAAACCCATATCCAAAATCATCGGACGAGGCCATTCCCTCATCTTCATTCATCATTGCAAACGCTAGGTCGCTGACTTCGTAACCAACGGGATATGTGCGCGGAGCTACTTTTTCATTGCCAATAGAAGTCAGCCAGTCAAAGATTTGATCTTTGCGCAGAATGGGGATTTTTCGGGATAAATCGGCAGGAGAAACGCGTGCCTTAATGCGACCATCACCCTCGCCAGTCGCCAACCATTCAGGTGTCGTACCTAGTGCTGACGCTAGTCGGAGCAGCACTGCTTCTCTAGGCCATGATTCGCCACCTTCATAGGCAGCTATCTGCCTTTGGGATACTCCAGCACTTTCAGCAAGTTCTCTCTGGGTTAATGAATTTACAGCCCTGGCGGAAGATATCCTCTTCCAGAAATCGCCTTTAATTTCATATGACTTCATCGTTAAACTCTCTCTTACTCTAAAACTTCATTGACAATGAAGGTTTATGAAGTATCATGCTTTTAAGTGCTAATAATAGGAGTATGTCATGAGCAAGAGAGAAGTTACAGCAATTAACCCTATGCAGTTACGTATCCCGCCGGAAATGAAAGAAAGAATAGCAAAGAGCGCAGATAGGTCGTTTCGAACGCTTCATAGCGAAGTACTTTATAGATTGCAATTAGTTGAAGAGTTAGAGCGAAAAGGTGAGCTTCGTGTTTAGCAAAGAAAGTGAAGCCCGAAAGTGCGCTAACACTAAGCGGGCCTCTATCGAAAATAACCGTGTAGGAAATATCGACATGAACATTGTAGCCAAATCAGATCTCAACTTCCACGGCATTCAGCTGCAACCGGTCGCAAATTTAGATGGCGTATGGCTAACCGCCAGCCAGATTGGTTTTGCTCTGGAGTATGCAGATGATAAAGCTGTCCAGCGCATCTATAGCCGCCATGCTGATGAATTTACAGAACAAATGACAGGGGTGGTCAAAGTGACCACCCCTTACGGAGAGCAGATGACCCGTGCATTTTCTCTTCGTGGAGCTCATCTGATTGCAATGTTTGCACGTACTTCGGTAGCCAAAGAGTTTCGTCGCTGGGTGCTGGACATTCTGGATCGCGAGATAGCTATTAATGTGCCGATTCAATCAGCACCAAGCGAGCGGGAGCGTCATGCTTACAACGTTGATGCTCTGGCCTACCACTACGAATTTATGTACCAGGCATGGAAAACACAGATTGAACCAGCCTTGAGGGCGATTGAGTCTCCGCTTGCAGGGCGACTGTGTGACAGATTTCAGGATGGAAAAGCGTTTATGAATTATGTGAAACAGGGAGCAGAAAAGCAGTTGAAGGAAGGAGAAGAAGCACGGATTCGCTGAAAAGAAAAACCAGCAGGGTCTAGCTGCTGGTTATCAGGTGTCAAATTAACTTCGAGGTTTAGATGACTAAAGTAACTGTAGCAAACCAAAGATCAGCTGTCACCAAAATGTCTCACCGCGAGATCGCAAAACTAACCGGCAAGAAGCCTGAGCATGTGGTTCGTGACATCGAATCCATGCTGAAATCTCTAGGCTGTCATTATCCAGTTATGGATGATTATGATTCTAAAGATTTTTCTATCAAGCGTAAGGTTTACAACGGGCGTGTCGTCATAGATGAAATCCATCTTGACCAAGATCTAACGATGACGCTCATTACTGGCTACAGCATCCCGCTACGCCACAAGGTGGCAAAACGCTGGCGTCAGTTGGAGGCAGGCGAAGTGCTGCCGCAGAAATCGGCATCATATTTGCCAGAGTATCGCCGTGCTCGAGCAATCAAAATGGAAGTAGAGGCGATGAATCTTGCGCTTTCGTATATGCCGAAACTAAGCGAAATCGCAAAGCAGACAGCCATGGCACGCGCAGTAAATGATGCCGCTGGCATGGAACTGCTTCCGCTGCCGCAAGTTGAAGAGCACTACCACAGTGCGGGAGAGGTTGGTGAAATGCTGGGTGTATCTGCTCAGAAGATTGGTCGGATAGCTAACGCACACAACCTCAAGACTGAGCAATACGGCATTACGGTGATGGACAAGTCAGCCTATAGCAGCAAGCAGGTTGAGGCGTTCCGCTACAATGCTGAAGGCATTAAAGCGCTGCGTCACCTGATCCATGGCGCTGACGTGGCTTGATTCCATGAGCGTAGTTTAAGCCGACTGACGCCCTATGTTAAAAATAGACCGTTAATCACAACCCGCTTCGGCGGGTTTCTTGCTTCCCATGGAGACCTATCCCGGCTAGGATTTATCCCACTGATACCAATGGGGATAGGGATATGAAAAATATTGTACTTACTGCGCTACTGGCGCTACTGCCTACTACTTCAACTTTTGCTAATGATATGGTGAACAATCTAATGGCTGCACCAGAAGCATTATGCGAAGGTAATTCTCAGCATAAAGTATGTATTGATGCTGCAAAGAGACTGATTTCGGCGACCTACCAAGTTACGAAAGCTGGCACGTTATGTATACAAAATAAAGACAAGCTGCATTTACTTAGCGATGATGTACAGAAGCAGTGCTCTGGCTTCATTGAAGCGATGGAATACATGGATACTCTAAAAAAATAAGAATGACAAAGAGGCTTGCTCATTAAATCGACAGTTATTGCACCATCTTGCACCCACTCCATGCTACGATTTGACCACTGTTACTTTTGGGGATAGGGATATGAAGAAGCTGATTTTGGGTGCAGTGGCCGCGACATTGCTTGCTGGCTGCGTTTACACTGGCACTAACTTCGATGAATCAAAACTGGCTAATGTGCAGAAGGATGTGACAACCAAACAGGAGGTGATTTCCTATTTTGGAAAGCCCTCAACGACAACGGTTGATTCTGACGGCAACGAGATGCTGATGTGGACCTATAGCATTGGAAGCGCTTTTGGTGCGGATGCCAAGGTGCTGACAGTTAAGACACATGACGGCAAAGTAGAATCTTACGCGGTCAGCAAATCGAAAATTTAATCGCACTACCAATTACATAACCTCGCTCAGGCGGGGTTTTTTTATGCCTGGAGAAATAGATGGCCGAGAAAGTAGGCGAGATTTATTACGATGTCGATCTCGACACCGCTCAGATGATTGCTGCAAACCAAAAAGCCCGGCAGGAACTTGATAATCTCGGCAATCAGGCCAAGGGTGCCGCTGCAGGGGTTAAGACACTTGAAACTCAGATGAAGACATCTGCAGCAGCAGTTAACCAAGCCACAAAATCAGGCGGAGCTTTTCGTAGCCAGTTTCAGCAGGCAGGCTACCAGATACAAGACTTTATCGTGCAAGTTCAGGGCGGCCAGTCTGCTCTGGTAGCATTCAGTCAACAGGGGTCGCAGTTAGCCGGCGCGTTCGGTCCTGGTGGCGCAGTTGTGGGCGCAGTCATTGCGCTCGGAACGGTAATCGCTGGCACCCTAATTACAGCTCTCAACGGTGGAAAGAACGCAATGGACGCATTGAAAGATGCGGCTGATGAGATGGATAAGGTTATCACCGTCTCACAGAATGGCGTAGCCGCTCTTTCAGATAAATATGCAAACCTTGCCCGGGTGAATGCACAAGTCGCTACTCTGATGCGCAACCAAGCTCTCCTTGAATACAACCAAGCCATTGCCAAAATACCCGGAGCCATTAGCGACGCAACTGGTGCGTTCGTATCTTTTGGCGATAAGGTGTCTGGGGCCTTCACAGGTGGCATCCCATCGGTGAATAATTTCAGCCGCGCAATGTCAGATCTGAACATCACAACTAATAATTTCAGTGATGTCATCAAGCAGGTTCCGGCTAGGCTTGGCGGCGTAGACCCTGCACTATCAGCAATTAACAATACGGTAACCGCGCTTTCATCAAGACTGGGGATCTCTGAGCAGGCAGCATTCGAGCTAGCCAAACAATTATCACATCTTAGTAAAAATCCCTCGCCGCAGGCATTGCAGGATCTAGCTAACAAACTGCAGGGGATGACCTCTTCAAGCAAGGACGGACAGGCGGCAATAACTGCTCTGCTCGGTCCAATTGTGGCACTTTCCAGAGAGGCAGCAAATGCAGCGTATAACGTTAGCCTGCTAAAAAATAACACTGATAATCTCACTGAAGGTCAGAAAAACCTCGTTAAGCAATCAGAGAGGAATCTTGCTCTGTCAAAATTGCAGGGAGAGGCCAGAGCAAGGCTGGCCGCTCAGTATGCTGCAGAAGATGCTGGATTCACCAAGGACGACCCTCACATCAAACAGATGCAGGAAGATGCTGCAGCCACTTATAGCAACCTTGAGGCAAGCCAAAAGCTAAGGTCCGAACAAAAGAAATCTGCATCTCAAGCAGAATCTATCGCTCAGAAGCTGGCAAACCTCAAGCAGCAAGCTGATTTGTCTGCTGATTCGACCAGTTCACTCAGTCGCGAGCAGGCAATTCTTAACGCGCAAATCTCTCTGGGCAAAGGCGCTACGCAGCAGCAAATCCAGCTGGCAGGGCAGTACGCTGCGAAAAAATGGGATACCACGAACGCAATAAAAGCTCAGGCTGCAGCAGAAAAACTTCTGCCTGAAACGCGTGAAAACGCCAGCTTTAAACAAGACCTAGAAGACCTGAAAACGGCTTTAGCTGCCAAGAAAATCACTCAGCAACAGGCCGACGCCACTGCTGAACAGTTAGAAAAGCAGCATCAGGCTAACATAGCTAAAATCCGGGCTGAGCAAGTTGTGTCGCCTGGGAAAGAGGCGGTTGGCGCAGTCGATCCAGTTCAGCAGTTAGCAAACCAAAATGCGCAAAAACTTGCCCTCATCCAGCAATTCGAACAACAGCGCCTCATTACTGAACAGCAAGGCCTTTCCCTACGTAATGCAGCCAACACTGAGTATGAGCAGCAACGCATTGCTGCACAGTGGCAAATCTACAAAGCGCAAAATCAGTCAAACGAGCTGCTGGGAACAGCGATTGAATCACTCGGTGGCGGAGCCACAAATGCGATAACAGGGCTATTGAACGGTACTCAGAGCCTTTCAGAAGCCTTTGCCAACTTAGGTACTGCTGTGCTGAACGGTCTGGTAAGTAGCCTTGTCGAAATGGGCGTGAGGTGGGTTGAATCTGCAGTCATGGGTCAGGCTGCGCAACAATCAGCTATCGCAGCTAATCAGGCAACCGCAGCAGCGGCATTGGCGACATCTACGGCCACGGGCGCAGCTTCAGCCGCGGCTCTTTTAGCCGCATTCTCCCCAGCGGCTATGGCTACATCAATTGCAACTTCTGGTGGTGCTGCTGCTGCTGGCCTTGCTGGATACTCAACTGCAATGACTGCTGCGCAGACCATGTCTCTGGCGGGTATGCGCGAGCATGGCGGACCCGTCAACGCTAACTCAATGTATCGTGTAGGCGAGGGTGGCAAGCCTGAGATCTTCAAAGCCAGCAACGGCAGCCAGTACATGATCCCGGGTGATAACGGCAAGGTTATTAGCAACCGGGATATTGGCAGTGCGGGTGGTAGTGGTGGGGGAATATCGATGACTTTCAACTTCGACATTCAAACCACCGGCGGCGTTGACGAAGCCACACAGAAGCAGATGGCGCAGATGATGCAAACCGTTGCCATTCGCACTATTAAAGACCAGCAGCGGCCTTCAGGCTTACTCAGTAAAGGTAGATAACCCATGCCAGAAATTTTCACATGGAGCCCTCAAAAGGGTTTCACGGTTAGCCGTGCGCCAAACGTGGCGGTCATAAAGTTGGGTGACGGCTACGAGCAGCGCCAGACCAGGGGCATTAACCCGCTGATGGACAGCTACTCACTGGCGTTTGTTGGCTATGACGATGCGAAGTGCTCGCGAACGAACGCAGCTAAAGCCGCAGAAGCATTCCTGAAAGCACGTATGGCGGTAGAGTCGTTCTACTGGACGCCATCGGATACCGGCGTGCAGAGGCTGTATGTGTGCCGGTATTGGTCAATGAAGAAGACAGGCAATCAGCATGAGCTGACCGCCACGTTTGAGCAGGTTCCACGATAATTAAGGGGAATAAAGATGAAGGTAATTATTTTTAAAGACAGCCAGGAAATATGGGAGAGGGATACTCATTCAAAGGAAAACTGCACATCGCTAAGCTTCATAAAGGACGGCACACAGCAGCAAATCATTGCCGCCCTGGAAGAGTCACTTGCTCAAGCAAGAGCGCAGCAGTATTTATCCTATGATGTTGATGGAGTAACGAATATTAGCTCGGTGACCGGCAGGTAAGGCTAATACTACATTCCAGTAACCGGTATTCGGGACGGTGATGTTTGCCGGAAGCATTTTATAGAACCCCCCATAATAGCGGCAACTTCTGCCGTTTTTGTAATTGGAGTAGTTTATATCGTCCATGACTAATACATTTATCTGATGAGAACACTGAACTGATACAGTGCTTCCGCCGTCAATGTGCTCTCTACTATGAATATGTGACATGAATTATTCCTTTTAGAGGTAATCAGCCATCCCTCATTGCTGTGTGCGCCCATGCCCCAAACATGGACGAGCTGAATACTCAACATATCCTTAACTGTCTATCAGCGACATCCTGATATTCGATCAGTAATTATTCTACTGCTGCCACGTGGCGGCTTTTTTAATGGATGCAATATGCGAGACATACCAGCAGAACTAATCATCGAGAGTACTGACTCGGGCGTTGGCGCGATGCTTGACCTGTTCGAAGTTGACCTGCAGTCGTTTGGCGGCGATGTAATCCGCTTCCATGCAGGCACTAACGGCTATTACGGTGATGTCATCTGGCAGGGCCGACAGTACTCAGCGTATCCGATTGCGGTTGAAGGTTTTGAAACCAAGTCAGAGGGAACCTATTCTCGCCCGACGATGAAGGTGGCGAACATCACCGGGCTCATTACCGGTATCAACCACGATTTCGATGACGCGCTGGGTGCCGTGGTGACGCGCCGGCAGGTGCTGGTAAAACATCTCGACGCGGTTAACTTCCCTAATGGCAATGCTGATGCCGATCCGACTATGGAGGCCGTATCGCGCTACGTCATTGAGGAGATGGCGGAAGAGACGTTTGAGACCGTCACCTATAACCTCGCAACGCCGGTCGACTGTGATAACGCCATCATACCGGCGCGCACCATTCTCGCGGATGTCTGCCAGTGGGTTTACCGGGGCGACGGCTGTGGCTATTCAGGCGGGCCGGTTGCTGATGAGAAAGATAAACCGACTTCAGACCTGTCAAAGGATAAGTGCTCAAAGCACCTGACTGGTTGCCGTTTGAGGTTCCCTAAACCTGAAGCGCTGCCCTATGGTGGCTATCCCGGCTCTGCCAAGGTGTCCTGATGATTGAATCCGAATGCCTGATTTATGCCGGCTCATCAAGTGATGAGGTCTGTGGGCTTATTATTAATGGCGATCGCTTGTGGCGATGCCGCAACGTGCATCACGACCCGGCGCGCAATTTCCGTATTGACGAAAGAGACTGGCTTGAAGCAGAAGCGGCGGGAGAAATCACCGCCGTTTTTCATTCACACCCTCAGGCGAAGCTGGTGCTATCAGCTGCTGACCGCACCGCCCAGCTGGCGACTGGCATAGACTGGTGGCTTGCCAGCGCCGGAAAGCTGCGAAAGTTTCGCCCGGTACCACACCTGCTTGGACGCCGGTTTGTTCACGGTGAAATGGATTGCTACACGCTATTCCGGGACGCCTATCACCTATGCGGCATCGACCTGCCAGACTTCGAGCGCACTAACGGCTGGTGGGTGAGAGGTGAAAACCTCTACCTGAAGAATATGGCAGCCAACGGATTTTACGAAGTTGCTCCGGCCGACATTCTGCCGGCTGACGTGATCATTCGGCGCGCCTTCCCTGAGTCAGACCCTTGCCACGCAATGCTCTGGCTTGGAGACAACACCGTGCTCCATCACGAACTGGCCGGGCGACTCAGCCGCCGCGAGCCCTACCGGCAAGCCTATGTAAGCCTGACGCACTCTATATGGAGGCATGAACAATGCTCATCTTTAGATTTGCGGGGAATCTCCGACGACATTTCCGCCAAATCACTCTGAACGTCGATACACCTTCTCAAGGCCTCCGCCTTCTGCTTGCTCAGTGTCCGGAATTCAAACGCAATTTCTATAAAACCCGTCTGCGGCTTCGCATCGATGGCGGTGACGTGTCACAGGATAACCTTGAGTTTCATATGAACAGGCACCTTAAAGACGGCTCGACTGTTCTCTTCGTGCCAATCGTAG